CCTCCATGAACGTGTCCATCGGCGCGTTGGCCGCGTAGTCGCCCAAGATGGTGGTCAGGACGTTGACGAACACCGACTTGCCGTTCGCGCCCGTCCCGTACAGAAAGAACAGCGCGTGCTCACTGGTCACGCCCGTCAGGCAGTAGCCGACCATCAGTTGCAGGTAGGCCATCAACTCGGCGTCGCCGCCAGTGACGTCGGCCAGGAACGCGCGCCACGTCGGACTGTCGCCCTGCGGTGTGGCCGTGCTCACTTTGGTCATCCGATCATCGCGCCGGTGCGGTCGCATCCGGCCCGTGCGCAGATCAACCACGCCGCCAGGTGTGTTGAGCGCCCAGACGTCGGCATCCCACTCCTCGGCGGTGGAGGCGTGCTTGGGATCGGAGCGTGCGATTTTCTCGACGGACGAGATCGTGGCGGAGCTGGCTAGCTTGCCTTTGAGCCGAGGACTGTCCGCCTTGAGTGAAGCCATCCGGCAGATCCCGCGTGCCAGGTGAGACACGTAGAGCACCTGATCCGGATTCCAGCGCACGCCCGTCCAGACCAGCCATTTGCCCCACAGCGCGCAGTAGCGCCAGTCCTCGCCATAGCGGCGTGTGAAGGCCGAGGACAAGCCGTCCTCCGTAGTCCAGTCGACACCGGTCAGCAGATCCGGCATCACCGGCATCCGCTCGCCGACGGCGAGGAAGCCGCCCACATCGAAGCCTTCCGGGATGGCGTCGGCTGCATCCCATCCATCCGGTTTGTCATCGGGTGGCACCAGGATGGCGACCGTGGTTGCGCCCGCGTTCAGGATCGCCTGCGATGCACGGTCAGCGTAATCCCAGCCCGGCGCATCACGGTCAGGCCAGATCAGTACGGATTTGCCCGCCAGCGGCGACCAGTCGGTCTTATCGACCGGTGCATTCGCGCCATGCATTGCCGTGGTTGCCACCACGCCGATGGCGATCAAGGCCTGCGCGCATTTTTCGCCCTCGACCAACACAACGTGACCAGCTACAGCCAGCCCCGGCTGGTTGTACAGCGGGCGCGGATCGGGCGGAGCCATCTTGCGCCGCTTGGCATCCCACGGCCGGAACTCCTTCTTGCGCCCGGGCGGGTCGTAGCGGTACACGACCGCAATCAGTTTGCCGGTGGCATCGAAGTAGTCCCACTTGGCCGTGGCCGGGCCAAGTTCATCAACCGGCGCTTCCTTCTTGGCGCTGCGCACCGGCACTGATCGCGAACGACCGAGCAGATCGGCAGCCTCGTCGAGCACCCGGGGAAAGTCGGTGTGGACGTTGGCCCCGAGGTAGGCGGCAATCAAGGCAAAGATGTCACCGCCATCACCCGTGGCACGATCCGTCCAGAGACCAGCCTTCTCGCCTTCGAGTACCACCTCGAGGCTGTCGCCTGGGCTGCCCAGGATGTCCCCGATCAAAAACTTGCCCCGACGCTTCTTTCCCGCCGGAAACATTGTGGTCAGGACTGATTCCATGCGTGCGATCAGTTCAGTGCGAATTTCGTCCCGCTCGCTGTCATTGACGTTGCGCCGGCCCGTTTCTCCCGGTGGTGATGTGTCATTGAAATCAAGCATCGGCAGCACCCTCGTGTGTTGTCTGCTGTCCAGCGATCCAGGCTTCCAGTTCGTTGGGCTTGAAGCGAACCAATTTGCCGACGCGGTAATGCGGAATGCGACGCGCCTGTCGCTCCTTGGCTTGTGAGAGCCAATACGACGGCAGGTTGAACATCAGTGCTGCCTGGCGCACGTCGATCAGTTGTTCGCCAAGTAAGTGATTCAAATTCGAGGTATTCATGCTTGTGTCCTCCAGCAGCGGTCTTGCCACGCGCACATCCGGCATTCGAAATGGGTCGGGTCATTGAAGGCTCGCGGCAGGAGATCCCCTGCATCGGTGGCCGTAATGACCCTCACCGCCCGATCCGACATGCGTTGGGCCAGGGCTGCGTCAAAGGGCACGAGCTCGGTGTAGATCTCCATCGTGTCGGCGTTGAGTGCCGTGAAGATCGCCGGGTGCTCGTGCAGTTCGAGATAGGGTAGACCGGCTTGGCGACAGCGAGGCGGTTTTTCTCCAATTCGCGCCAGGACTTGTTGCCCAGACACTTGTTTTCCCAGAGCGCGGGATAAGCAAAACCATCCGGCCCGCCGACGATGACGCCGTCGATGTGGCCCTGCAGGCGGCCGTCAACGACAGAGAAACCGAACTGCTCACCGTCGGCGTTGCGGGTGCGCAGGTCAAAGCCTGCATCCCGGAGCCACGCGACCATGCAGTCCTCCATGACATGGCCACGCTCGAAGATGCGCAGCATCCGGCCAGCGACATCACGCCCGTAGTCAATGGGAGCCTTGGCATACTCGAACTGCAGCGCACGCTCGCAGGCCACGCCGAGACGCGATGCCCCGAGGTATTGGCGTTCGGACTGGCGGGCGCGGGCCTGCTGCATCCCGGCGTCGACCAAGACGGTGACCTGACCGGAGATGCTTGATGTGGAGTTGAAGTCGATCATGGCTTCCTCCCCTTTGGCTCTTCCCAGGGGAGGTCGTCCTCCAGATCCGCGAACGGGTTGGCCAGAGGGTCGGGCGCAGGCGTCATGCCACGCACCGGCGGGTACTTGCTTGCCTCGTGGTGCGCGACCATTGCCTCGGTGTAGCAACTGACGATGGCGTCGATCACTTGCAGCGCCTCGGCTTCGGAGTAGTCGCCCAGCGGCTTGGTGAACCCGATCTCGCCCGCTGCCTCGCCGAAGGCCTTGAGGCACTTCTTCATCGCGGCCAGTTCGACATCAGACGGATCGATCATGACGACCTCCTTGCTGTCGACGCGACCTTCCTTGACCCGCAGCCAGTTGCCGTACAGCGCGTGAAACGCGTTTTGGCAGCGTTGCGAGCAGAACACCCAATCGATGGGGTAGCGCCGGGGATTGCCAACACCGTGACGGTTGTCGGTGTGGCCGAATCCCCGGGCCTGTCGTTTGCAGACCCAGCATTTCATCGGCCTCCCTCACTGCGCCCAAGATGGCTTACCCGTCACGGGTGCGCGTTGCGGAGTCGGTGCCTGATACGCAGGCGCAGCGGCCTGTGTCGGAGCGCCGGAATTTCCAGTTCCCGTAGCCTTGGACGGCACGCCCATCAGCTTTGCGTAGTCGGAGTGATCGGGCTCGACCGCGATCTTGACCACGTTACGGTCTTGACCCTTGCTGTCTTTTTCGATGTCCACGCGGGCCAGAAACTCCAGGCCATCCAGTTCATGAAAGCCCTGGATGCGACGCGCAGCGGCCGCCTGCGGACTGTTGTCCTGGGGGTGGACGTTGCGGGCGCTGTTAAGCGCGGCGCGGATGAAGCTGCGCCCCATCTGGCCCCAGGTTGGGCCCTTCTTGGAGTGCAGACCGATGTTCGACCACATCTTGCGCTTGGCGTGATCACCAGCCGTGACCACGAATTCGGCGGCGAGATAGATGGAACCGGTCTCGAAAGACTCGGTGGCGTAGCCGCCGCCCCAGCCTTGTTCCGGGTCGTCATAGCCACCGGGCTTGATGGTCATGCGCACTGGCACGACCGCGCCCTTGGGGATCAGGTCAAAACCGGACTGTTGGGGATCGGCATCTTGGAAATCAAAATAGTTGGACGACATGGCGATTACTCCTTGGATTCGGTGGTGTTTTCAGTAGTGGGGATGCCGCTGCTGACGGGCACTGGCGACTGGCCAGCACACTTGGCGATCAGCGCGCCGAGATGCGGCGGCTCCAGCAAGTCGAGGCGACTGCTGCGGTCTTTGGCCGGAAAGCCATAGGGATTGACGGTGTGCGTGACGAAGGCGCGGTAGGCGCTGCCGTCGTCAGCCTTGATCTCGGCCAGCGTCACGACCTCATCGACGATGCCGGGCAGTTCCAGACTGGTCTTGCTGCCTTCGATCTGCGGGACGAACACCTTGCGGTTGTAGTCATCGAGGCGTTCGTCGAGGATGGCCACGAACACCACGTTTTTGCCGCGTGCGTGCTGGAGGTGGGTCAAGGCGCTGACCATCTCCTGGCCGAGCAACCCATAGGCTGCGCGCAGATCGGGCTTGCCGGAGCGGTCGCTGGTGGCACCAGGCTGTGTCTTGCACCACGCAAAACACTGCCGTGACAACTGCGTGATCGAGTCCAGGAAGAAGGTCTGGTAACGGTCCAGCTGCGCCGGGTGGCCGAATTTCTCAATCACGTGGTCGTAGTGCGCCTGCGAAAAAGCGCTCTCCGGCGGCAGCGACTTGTCCGGGCCCGCGAGGAACACGAAAAAGTCGCGGCTTTCCGGCCACGATGCCGGGCGGATGGTGTCGCCCGGCCAGTCGGCCACGGCGAGATCACCCGCCTCAATATCGAGGAACAAGGTGGTGGCAGGGTCGAGGTCTTTGAGCCGGGTGGTCTTGCCGATGCCGGATTTGCCCAGCATCAGCAACTTCACACCCTTGCG